CAAAGAAGGCGAAACAACTGCATTATATTGTTCATCACATAAAATGGATGGAATGGTGGATATAAAAAACAAAACTTGTATTCATCCTGATTGTAAAATTAGACCAGCATTTAACAAAAAAGGCGAAACAACTGCATTATATTGTTCAGCACATAAAATTGATGGAATGGAAAATATAATAAGCAAAACTTGTATTCATCCAGATTGTAAAATTAGACCGGCGTTTAACAAAGAAGGTGAAAGAATCACACTGTATTGTTCAAAACATAAATTTGATGGAATGATGAATATAAAAAATAAAACTTGTATTTATCCAGATTGTAAAAAACAACCATCATTTAACAAAGAAGGTGAATCAACTGCACTTTATTGTGCATCACATAAATTGGATGATATGGTTAATATAATAAGCAAAACCTGTATTCATCCTGATTGTAAAATTAGACGAGCGTTTAACAAAGAAGGCGAATCAACCGCACTGTATTGTTCATCGCATAAATGGGATGGAATGGTGGACATAAAAAACAAAACTTGTATTCATCCAGATTGTAAAATTAGACCAGCATTTAACAAAGAAGGCGAATCAACCGCACTTTATTGTGCATCACATAAATTGGATGATATGGTGAATGTAAAAAGCAAAACTTGTATTCATCCAGGTTGTAAAATTATACCAGTATTTAACAAAGAATGTGAATCAACCGGATTGTATTGTTTAGCACATAAATTGGATGATATGGTGAATATAAAACACAAAACTTGTATTCATCCCGATTGTAAAAAACAACCAGCATTTAACAAAGAAGGCGAATCAACCGGACTCTATTGTTCATCACATAAATGGGATGGAATGGTTGATTGTATACACCCAAAATGCAAAACACATTTATGTTTTATAAACGTTTCAGAAAAATATGATGGATATTGTTTAAGATGTTATATCAATATGTTCCCTGACAAAAAAGTATCACGCAATTACAAAACAAAAGAATTCGCAGTAGTTGAATTTATAAAAAACGAAATTACAGAGTATAATTGGATTTCAGATAAACAAATAAAAGAAGGTTGCTCTAAAAGAAGACCAGATTTATTGTTGGATTTAGGATATCAAGTTATAATTATTGAAGTTGATGAAAATCAACATATCGATTACGATTGCTCTTGTGAAAATAAACGACTTATGGAATTATCGCAAGATTTAGGACATAGACCAATTATATTTATTCGATTTAATCCAGACGATTATATAAATCAAAATTCCGAAAAGATAGTTTCTTGTTGGGGATATAATAAATCAGGAATATCAATTATTAAAAAAAGTCAAAAAAAAGAATGGCGAGAAAGATTAGAATCATTGAAACAACAAATAAATTATTGGTGTAATCCGGAAAATGTAACAAATAAAACAATCGAAATTATACAACTTTACTATAATCAACTATAAATATTATGAATCTTATTTACATATAAAATAAAATATAAATGCGTTTTTTTTATATATAATTTTAATTGTATATATTTATGAATCTAGAATTAAAAAAATTTGATATGAAAACGATTAGTTTTAAACCTAATGAAAGTAAGGGTCCAGTTGTAGTGCTAGTTGGACGCAGGGATACTGGGAAGTCGTTTCTTGTCAGAGATCTTTTATATTATCACCAAGACATTCCAATTGGAACTGTTATTGCGGGAACAGAAGAGGGAAACGGTTTTTACGGCAAATTGGTCCCGAAATTGTTTATTCACAATGAGTACAATACGGCGATTATTGAAAACATTTTGAAAAGGCAGAAGCAGGTATTAAAACAGATTAAAAAAGAAATGGAAGCGTATAAAAGAAGCAATATTGACCCAAGAGCGTTTGTAATTTTGGATGATTGTTTATATGATGCAACCTGGGCGAGAGATAAAATGATGAAATTGCTTTTTATGAATGGTCGTCATTGGAAGATTATGCTTATTATTACAATGCAATACCCTCTTGGTATTCCTCCGACTCTCCGCACGAATATCGATTATGTGTTTATTCTTCGCGAACCCTATATCGCGAATCGAAAACGTATTTATGAAAATTATGCGGGTATGTTTCCGACATTTGAATCTTTTTGTCAAGTAATGGATCAATGCACTGAGAATTATGAATGTTTGGTTATAAACAATAACGCCAAATCGAACAAATTACAAGACCAGGTCTTTTGGTACAAGGCGGAAAACCATAATGATTTTAAATTGGGGTCGAAAGAGTTTTGGGAATTGTCCAAAGGAATTAATTCGGACGACGAAGATGAACAATATGATCCAAACAATGTTAAAAAGAAAGGTCAAGGACCTAAAATCAGTGTAAAGAAGAGCAAGTGGTAAGTATAAGTGTGCACATTATTAGTCCCAATTTATAATTAATTTTCTAGCGTTAATATTTATTTTTTCTTCTTGATAATTATTACGTTCACACATACGTTGTGAATATTCAATAATTTTTATATTACTATCAATTAAAGTCTCTTGCAATTTTTGAATAATTTCGAAATCTGTTTTTTTATTGAAAATAGTGTAATCATGATTTTCATAATAATAATTATTTAAACATATAAATTGTGTGTAACTAGTTAGATTGCTATTTGCAGAACGAATAACCTCTGTTATAATTTCTTTTATTTTTTCTTCAAATACTTCGTTTATCATTTTTTGATGAAACCCTCTCAATTGAGTTTTTGTATATATTTGATGATTACTCATTGCAATACTAAATAATGCAAATATCAGAACTGATTTTACTATGATTGTCATAATATTGTACATTAAATGTAATATTATATTTAATATTCAATTTTATATCTATTGTTAATAATTAAAAATAGTTTATATTTTTAATTTTTATACATAAAAATAACCGTATAAAAATAATTTTATATGTTTTTATATACAATGGAAAAGAGAACGATTATAATAGAAAATAATGAATATGATGTCACACATTTTAACCATCCAGGAGGAAGTGTAATTAATTATATGACGCAGGGTCAGGATGCAACTCAGGCGTTCAATGAGTTTCATTATCGTTCAAAAAAAGCAAAAACCATTTTACAGTCATTGCCCAAAGTATCAATAAAATCGCCGGAAACGGAGGATAAAGAAATGTTGGAAGATTTCTCCAAGTTTAGAAATTCGTTAATAGAGAGAGGATTTTTCAAACCCAATTATTCACACGTATTTTATAGATTGTTTGAATTATTGGCGCTGTATATGTTATCCGTTTATGTAATGCAGTATAATATTATCGCATCAATACTACTTTTCGGATTGGTTGGAGGAAGAGGAGGATGGATACAACATGAAGGGGGTCATACATCCCTTACGGGTAATATAAAAATAGACAAACAAATCCAAAATTTATTTTTTGGGTTTATTCTATTCGGAGACGGTTCTATGTGGAATAGTATGCATAACAAACATCACGCAACACCACAAAAAATTGGTCATGATATTGATTTAGATACTGCTCCCCTCGTAGCCTTTCATGATCGTGCGATGGAAAATAATAAACAAACCGTTTTTACAAAATTGTGGTTGAAATATCAAATGTATACTTTTTTACCAGTTACGTCCGGTTTGTTAGTAATAACATTTTGGAATTTATATTTACATCCAAGAAAAGTGGTCCGTGATAAAAATATGACGCAGGCGTTGTTAATATTATCCGGGCATATAACGAGAATATGTTTGTTTATGAGTTTCGCATCGGTCGATGTTTTTTGGGCGACACTTTATCATTATATCGCGATATGGTTGACTGGAATATATTTATTCGGTCAATTTTCTTTGTCTCATACATTTACACCAACGATTGATGAAAATGAAAACCCGAATTGGGTGCGTTATGCGATTGAACATACGGTTGATATTAGTCCCAAAAATAAATTAGTTGGATGGATCATGGGTTATTTAAATAATCAAGTGATTCATCATTTATTCCCGTCAATGCCGCAATATAGAGGACCAGAAGTAAGTGAAGAATTGATGCTGTTTTGTAAAAAATGGGATATAAAATATACTATAATGAGTTATTATGAGGCGTGGTATCATATGTTGAATAATCTTAATAAAGTTGGGAATGAAATGCATTAAATCGTCGTGGATAAAAATGTATTATTTTAAACAATAACTTGTTTTGTTACATACCACGTTCCACTATTATATATTATTGTTATTCCCCATATACCCAAAAACCATCCAGTGCTAATATACATTATTATTGAACTTGCTAATTCTGGTACCGTTGTATTAGATCCGGATGTACTTGGACGGGGTAAATTTTTAATATGGTCTGTTCCAGATGCGTTTATTACCACATTATAGTTTGTATATCTTGTTATGTCAAAACAAGTCCCATTTGGTGGATTATTTGGTAATGTTAATGTTGTCTCGCTGTCACTTGTTATTAATATATTTTGAGGACTTGAACTAGTTAACGTAACACTTGATACGTATATGGCGACTCCTTGTCCTCCTTGTTGCCCATTCGCAACGTATAAATTATTGCATGTTATATTTTCACTATAAATAGAAGACCCTGTTATTGCGTTTACATTCAAACTAGATAAACTAATATTCGAATCCAATTTATCCGAAGTAATTGAATTGTTAGCAATATCGAAAGTTTCAATCTTGCTGCAATATAAAAACCCAGTGTCATCTGATTTAAGTATTCCATTAGATATGTCAACCGCTAAACCTTGAGGTGAAAATACAAATTCCATGTAATTACGTTCCTGACTCATATATAATGTAATAATATATTTTAAAAAATAAATGTATTATTATTAGTCAGAAATCATTATAAATTACTTATTACTTAGCACCACATTCTCACTCTCGAATAATTCCTGGCGAATATCCGCCACAGAAATGCTGTCGTTTTGCACTAAATTCGACTCCTGAGTATTCATATTCTTAATCCCGACAAGATTTCCCTCCTCGTCAATTCCCTGGGACAATGTACTTCCCGATTTCTCCGAATTCTTAATATTATCCTCAATCGCCTTCTGTTTGGTCTCCTTGACACGCTGTTCAAACGCCGACTTTGCAAACGTCTCATTCTTGATTTTTTCAGACATCAACTGATTCAATTCCTCCTCCATATACTCAGTCTTGCCCGTCTTGTACGCCTCCGGGTCCCAGCACAACCACTGCCCAACCGGACCCACGAAAATATCAAAATTAGGATCAATCTCTCGGAGCATCTTGCATCTTAATTCTGCCTCTTGTTGGGTAGGGTATGATCCTCGGCACTTGAATCCGCGAACAGAAGTTTGAAAATTGTGTTGAATATTGAACTCGTTCTCCAATTTTTCTTCATTCTGGTCAACAAACGTTTTGTATTCATTATCAATATTGGTTTTAGTCAATTCTACTTGCTCATCTTTGACGAATTCCTCGAAATCCTTCATTACATCTTCCAACGAAACCTTGTATTTGAAAGAGACAAAATTCAAAAATTGTGTGAATTTCTCCATGGATTTATTGAACTCCCACCTCTTTAGGAACTTCTCAAAAAAATACATTTCCTTCTGCTTTAGGATTTTCTCCGGAGTAATAAAGGAAAAACATCCAAAATTTTGACCGGCGATTGACTTATCCACATCTAATAAATCAACATATTTCGGATTTGGTTTTCCGTTCTTTGTCTTTTTAGGAAAATCGTTTTTTGGTTGCAGAAATTTAGAATGGCTCATTTTAATTATATTAAGACCTATTTTTTAAGTATTAATCGCAAAATATTTTTTATTTTTTTTCTTATTCTTTTATATAAATATGAACAGTATTATTGATTTTCCCGAATTAATCAAAAGATTAGTCAAGTATGTTTTTGAAGGTTTAATTGTCGCCATCGCCGCATTCGCGATTCCTAAACAATCCTTAAACTTTGAGGAAATCGGATTATTGGCTTTAACCGCTGCCGCCACCTTTAGCATTTTGGATACTTATATTCCTAGCATGGGTGTGAGTGCTAGAACTGGTGCTGGATTCGGGTTAGGTGCGAACTTAGTTGGGTTCCCTGGCGGTCTCTAAACCATCTGGTGTCTGATAAATTCATATAATATTTGATTCGTTTAAATATTATATCGTTTAAATATTATATCGTTTAAATATTATATCGTTTAAATATTATGTTATGTTATATATATTAATATGACGGATGAATTAATAGATGTTAATGTTATAATTAAAGAAATTATAGGTAATATTAATATTGTTGACAACCACAATATTGTTGATGAAATAATTAATACAGATGTATTGAATTTTTTAAATAACTATTATGATATTTATAAAGATACCAGTGAAGGTTCTAAAAAATATAAAATTTTAAGTATAAATTGGAAATCGTTGATTGAAAATACTGCTAATAGTGATAATCCAGATATATATGAAATTAATGATACCGAAAATATTGAAGGCATCCCCACAGTTTCTAACGAATTATATATAAAACAAAAAAGTATTCGCCAAACGTTTATTGAAACAATGAAAAAATTAATAACAGATAAGATTCAACCAGTTGTAGAACAAGAAAACAACAACATATCACAAGTAACAACCGGAGGAAAAACAAAATCGCGTCGTTCTAAAAGAACACATAAAAAGAAATCCAACAAGAGAAAAACACACCGTCGTCGTTAAAAACGGAAAATAAATAAATTAATATTTATTGTTTATAATAATAAATATTTAAACA